GTGCTGAACAACAACCCAATAAGTGTGGCTACGATCCTCATAAGACTTCCTTACCCTCTAACCTGTTAATTTCCATCTCGGCATACCGCATGACCTTGCGTAGGTCTGTGATGCGAGACTGCTTGTAATCCTGATCCGGGTACATCTTATGCCCTGCTCGACAGGCATACTTTACTATGTTGCCAATCTCAAAGGATAACCTGTTCTCCATGATAAATGTAACAGGCTCTATGTTGTACTGTGTGTAGTGACTAGGCTTAACCACGATATTATCTGTATCGTCTAGCTTTGGGTGAGCAGTATACAGACCGTCATCCTCTATCTCTTTAGCCATAGTGGCCTCCCTTAAATCTTCTCCTGCATAAAGATCGAAATCCACTGTTTGCATACTTCACTCCTAACTACATCATCTAGAGTGAACTCGATAACAGGTACACTCACTCCGTATTTCTTACTAAGCTCTACAATCTTTGCCAGACCGTTAGCTTCTCTAAGGTCAGACTGTTGAACATCCCCATTAAGTACAATCTTAGAGCCTTCTGCAACCCTAGTCAATAGCATCTTAATTTCATGGGTGGTGATGTTCTGTGCTTCATCTACAATGATAAAGCTGTTCTCAAAGCTACGACCCCTCATCAGGGCTAGGGGGGCTATCTCGATATTCCCGTTCTTTAAAGAGGTTTCGACAACACCCTTCCCCATCCACTGTTCCAGAACGTCTAGAGTTGGCATAGCCCAAGGGGTAGCCTTCTCTAGCACGTTACCGGGGAGGAACCCTATCTCTTTGCCTACAGAGACATGCGGCCTAGTAATGACAATCTTTTCGATGGTCTTATCAAGATACATCTGAGAGGCATAACTAGCCGCTATGTAGGTCTTACCCGTCCCCGCTGGCCCCAGAACTATCGTCTGTGGACTTGTCTTTAGTGCGTTTAGATACCGCTTTTGACTTTCCGTTTTTGGTTCCAGCGGTGGTCTTTTTGGTAGTTGCACTTTCTTGGACGACTTCCGTCCAACCGTTTTCGTCATACCGGATTAGTTTCACTTCGTTGACTGGGACATGGAAGAACATTTCGCCCTTGGTGATCTTAGGGCCATAGGCTTCTTTCAGTTGCTCTAAGGTCAATTGGTCTCCTCGGACGACCCAACACTCTTTGAGGTCACCACGAAATACGTAGAACGTGATCGTCGCATGCTTCTGGAGGAGCCTCGCTTTCCTACCGGGGATACGTAACTCTTCCCACTCCGACGGCCACTCCGCTTCCCAAGGCGTTTTAACTTCAGCCTCACTATAGAAGGTCTCCCCGTCTTTGGTAGATACTACGTCCGCATAATAATTCTCTTTGACCCTCTTGATTGAGTGGCCTTCCTGCTCCAAGTAGCTAACTAGGGCATCCTTTGCCTTACCATCAAAAAGATCGTAACGACCCTTGTCAAACTTAGCGTAATTAGTCGTTTCCATATTCTACTAGCTCCTGATAACCCCCGATATACTCGCCTTCATGGTTCCATATCTGAGGGACTGTATCTAATGCGGCCCAGCTCATCATGTTCCGAATGAACTTGTGTTTGTATTCTGTTATATCGTACTGTTGATACGGTCGGTCATAGACCTCTAAAGTTTCTTTGGCCTTTTGGCAGGCGGGACAGTTAGGTTGAGTGAGAATTGTCCAAGCCATTAAGTCTTCTCCATAAGTGCTTTCCAAGATACAGGGAACAGGTCAGTCATATACTCTGCGATCTGTATTGCTACCTCTCGGGTCTCTGCTTGACTATCAGGTCCAAGTCGTAGCTTACACATATCAGCAAAGGCATCGAGGCTACCAGACCACCACCAAGAGGTCATCATGGACTGTGGCAGCATCATACGAGCTTGCTCTGGTGCTACGCCGTACTTAACCATGTAGTCATACATGTTCAGTAGCTTGTCCATAGCGTCTACATACTCCCGTTGTAGGAAGTTGTGGGTGTCAGAGTCAAAGGTCTCACCAGACCCTTGTTTCTTGTTCTCTGGCCTCTTACGCCAATGTTCTGGGCTGTAGATGTCCGGTTCGTAGTCTACGTACCTACGGCTCACCTCGTTCCAACGTAAGAACTTATGCTTCACCAGTTGTCGGGCTACAAAGACAGGAGCATCTACCTTGAAGGTCACAAAGGCATGACCGAAAGGAGAGGTATGCTCATGCTCTGCTAGGTAGTGGATCAGCTTCTCGTCTTTGGCAGAAAGGGCATCGGACTCCTTAGCGAAGGAGACCCGAGCCGAGTTTACCGTAGTGAGGTCGCTTCCACAGTGGTGTTTGAGGACTACGTTAATCATCAAGTAATGTCCACAATCTCACAGGAGTCAGCACTACAAGCCATAGTCTGCATGCCAGAAGTGTTGTCCTCTGCCTCGTACAGAGCTAGGCCAACCCAATCAATAGACTTTGGCATCTTAGCTGCAAGCTCTTCATACTCTTCTTGGCTACACTCTTGGTAAGGAGCTTGCTGGTAGGTATGATCCGAGTGTGGCAAGAAAGACACACCAGACATTTCGTCAAAATACTTGTAGACGAATGCACCAACCTCAAGCCACTCTTCATCCCGCACTGTTATGGTCACAGAAGGCTTATGCTCACACCAATGACGTTGGTAGGCAAGCCACGTCTCAAGCTGTTCTACAGCAGTCATGTCATTACGAGTGACACAGTGATCTGGGGCCTGGACAGGGAAGCTAAAGACTACAGTACTGTCTGGCTTCATAACACAAGGCTCACAAGGAATACCTTGGTCTTTCATGAAGTCAGTCAGTGGGTCTTTGTTGTCGCCCCTTACTGTACGGATGTAGTATTGAGAGTGGCGAGCATGAATGCCGCTGGCAGAATCAACAAGCTGAGATACCGTCCCAGAAGGTTTAACACAGGTGATGGCTGCTGACTGAGGAATACCAAGGTATTCGGCCCAGTCCATATTAGTGTCAACAGCAATGTTTCGTAAGCGTTCAAGAGTCTTCTCCAACTCAGCGTTCTCACTGGTCATAAGAGGATTGTCCATAATTCCCGTGAGGGAGACCCCAAGCAGTCGCTCTGCTTCTGTGTTGTCCTTCCAGACCTTACGAAGGTAGGGGAAGTTAGTGTAGGTGGACTGAATAGTACCAAGGATCGTAGCCAGACGTACCTTGCTCTCTAGGTCTTTGATGTTATCAGTAGCCCGTACTACAACCTCTGTAAGGTTACAGAACTGGTACGGGCGCAAGATGATCTCTGAGCAGGGATTGGTGCCAAATTCCCACTCTGGGTCTCGACGGCCATTCTTAGCTGCTTGAGCTTTGGATGCTGCTCGGTTGAAGATGCCACGCTCACCAGACTTGGACTCGATAAGGGAAGCCCACTCTTTCATAAATAACTCTACATCGGGCTTCTCAGTGTAGGCTACAGAGTTGTTAGCCAAAGCACGTTGACCTTCGTTGTCCCACCAGTTGCCGGACTTAGCGTTGCGCATACGATCATCAGACAGGTTAGACAGACTAATCATCGCAGAGCGACGGACACCACCTACCACTACGACTTGACCAATCTTACACATCAAATCGTGACACTCTAGGGAGGTCAGCTTGCGGCCCTGGGCCTTCTTGAAGGTATCTACGGCGAAGTTAAACAGGTCCACCAGAGGTGCAGGACCACTCGCTCTACCACCAAAGGTCTTAAGCCTAGCACCAGCAGGACGAACCTTAGAGACATCCCACTTAGGAACTTCACCAGCCCATAGCAGGGACAGGACTTGACGGAAAGACTTAGCCCAACCCTCTTTGCTATCCTTGACCACTACAGTCGTCTCGCTGTCGAACAAGGTATCTGGAACCTCTGGCAGCTTGGAGATGTACTGACGCTCCACAGAGAAGCCTACACCAGTGCCACAGAGCAGGATGAACATAGCCTCATCAAAGCTCTTAGGATCGTCTACCGGGAGATAGCTACAGTTATACCCAGAGGTGTTGTCACGATGTAAGGCAGGACCAGCAGTCATCATAGCCCTCATAGAAGGCATAACACCAAGACCTACAATGTTATCGTAGAGTTCCTGCTTAATGCCCTCAGAGACATACTGGCCTA